TGGCAGCAATTAAAAGTGCAGGTGTAGATAGTTTAAGAGAGAGTATAGCATTATTAATTAAAAATGACAACGAATGAAGCCATAAGACATGAGTTACAAGCAGAACTATATCGTAAGAGTTTCTATGAGTTTCTTAAAGCAGCAGTAGTAGTACTTGAACCACATACACCTTGGGTATTCAATTGGCATATCAAGGAACTATGTGATATAGCAGAAACTGAAGTCTTCAGGATTCGTGATGGCATACCCAAAACCAAGGATATAATAATCAATGTTCCACCAAGGACAATGAAATCATATATCTTCAGTATCTGTCTTAATGCTTGGGCATGGACACATAGTCCTTATTTAAAATTCATGACATTGAGTTATAGCGATAACCTCAGTGCTAAGTTCAGTTACAAGACAAGGTTATTAATCCAGTCAGATTGGTATCAATCATACTTCGATGTACAGATTAGCGATGACGATAACAAGAAGACTGCTTATAGCAATACAGATACTGGTACAAGAGAGAGTTTTGGTTGGACAGGTAGTGTAACTGGTAGTGGTGCAGATATAATCATTGTGGATGACCCTCAGAAGGCTTCAGATACATCCCAAGTCAAATTAGATACCTGCATCAATGTTTACAGAGATACTGTCTACAATCGCTTAAATGACCCCTTACATGGTGTAAGGATTATTATACAGCAGCGTGTAGCAGAGAATGACCTCACTGGTTATTTATTGAATACTGATGAAGAACTATATCGTCATGTATGTATGCCAATGGAACTCACTAAGGATGCATCACCAGAATTCATTCCCTACTACGTAGGAAACTTATTATGGGAAGCCAGATTTCCACTAATGGTACTCGCACCTTATGCCAAGAACAACTTCACATATAGTTCACAGTATCTTCAGAATCCAATACCACAAGAAGGTGACCTCATAAAGCGTTCATGGTTTGAGGTTAAGGACATCTTACCTCAAGAATTACTTCAACTGAAATGGGAGATGTTTATTGATAGTGCATACACAGCAGATGTAAAGAATGACGAAACAGGAATACTGATATGTGCTAAGTACAAGAACATGTTATTAATTAAAAAAGTATATGCATGGTACAAAGAGTTTCCAGAATTGATAAGGTCAATCAAGAAAATCTATCAGGAGAACAACATTAGTATTATAAGAATTGAACCTAAAGCCAGTGGCTTATCTATACTCCAACAACTTAGGCTTGAAGGCTTTAACATCACCAAGACACCAAGTCCTAAAGACGATAAGGTAACAAGGGTTACAAGCATAACACCTGTTTTAGAATCGCAACGAGTTATATTGTTGAGTGGATGTGAAATGCTGTTGCAACAATGCAGTGCATTTCCTAATAGCAATAAAGATGGACTTGTAGACTGTTTATACTATGCAGTAGATTTTCATTTAAATAAAAGTACAACAAAATATATGACTGGATAATGTACGAAGTAGCACACATATCAAACCTAATTGGAGAAGCACAGATAATAATAAGTCTCAAGAAGTTAGAAGACTTACTTGAAGAATTACAGCAATTAAGAAAATATAAACGAGACAATGAAAGAAATAAATAGAAGATTATGAAAGAGATAATAATGAGTATTAAGAAAGTGGATGATGAGTATGAATTCAGATACATCAATCCCAATAAAGATTACGATGTTTCCATTATTTTTGATGATGATGGTATTGGTGATGGTGATTATGATATCACAATTGAAGAGATGGTGATTAGAGTAATGGAGAGATATATACAAGATAATAATAAATAATAGAAATCATGAGTAAAGAAATACAGTTCAATAACAAGAAATACCAGTGTCCTGTTTCATGGGCAGATGTAACTCTTCGTATGCAAATGGAAGTCAGTACCATTGCCAATGAACAGCAATACATTAAGACATTAGGTATACTTGCTGGTTATACTTCAATACCAGTAGAGGAATTGAAACAAGCAAAGATACAAGACTTGAAGCGAGTGATGCAGCATTTAGATTTCATAAGTGAACCAATACCAAGTGAACCAGTAATGGCATTTAGTTTCAATGGACACGATTACATTATTCCACCAAACATATTGGAACAAGAGTTTCAAGACTATGTAGCTATTCAAACAGCCATAGCAGAGCATGGAGACAACCAATGGATGGTAACGCCTTACATACTCGCTGTGATGTGTAAGCGTGACAATGGAGAGGAAACACTGGATGACTACGATATTATTGCAAGGGCAGAAGAGTTCAAGGATTTACCAATAACAATAGCAAATGGTATTGCTGGTTTTTTTTTGAGCAACACGCAGGTTTACAAGTCCATTTTGATGTTATCTTCACCAGAGGTACTAACAGAAATAGCGTCAGGCAAAACCAAAGAATTGCAGGATTCGCTAAGTCAGTTGCGAAAGCAGCGTGGTGGGAATTTACTTATTCGCTTGTGGATTATGATATCACGAAGGTACATCAAATCTTCAAACAGAAAATTGGAGAAGTACTTCAATTTGCTTCAATCAAAACCCTCAAAGAAGAATTAGAGAATGATTTGCAACACATTGCTCAAGAAGATGCGAAGCGCAAAGGTTAACAAAAAAAATAAGTAATTAGTTATATACTTGAAGGGTTACTGCCATTACCCTATGTTTAGTTTTATAATAAAAGGGTGACTTAATTCTAAGTCACCCTTATTCTTTTATGCCAATACACCATACATCTTGAACATGTCGTCAAGGACAGCAACTTCATTTAGAATGCGTTCATCAGTTGTACCACACATTTCAGTACCAACTTGACAGCCAAGAAAACCATATTTAGTATTTTTATAGATTCTGAAACTAAATCCAGACTTCAACACGATTTCATGTCCTTTCATGTTAGCAAAACTGTATTCAAACTTCTTAGTTGAGTTAACTTCCATACATGAGATGATGTCTTGTCTGAGATTCTTGAGTGTAAATTCTGTCTTTTTCATAATTTCTATTTGTGTTTGTTTGATTGATTATACGAAAAGCGTTGGGAAAGGTTACACTAATCTCTGTTTTTCTTCACAAGTAGTTATATAAGAAAGAAAGTTATTATGACAATAAACGAATTGATAACAGACATTAAGGAACTTGCACTGGCACACGACCAAGTAGTGAGTTTCCATGTAGGTGAAGACTTTGATGTAGCTACTTCAAAATCAAGTGAGAGATATCCAGCAATTTGGTTTGAATTACCAATATATGTAAGTTACGAAGACAGACGCAGAAAGACATATGCAGCAAGTCTTGATGTTCTTACACTGGCTAAGTCAGATGATATCACTGACCAGATGGATAAGACAAGTGATATGGAAACCATAGGTGATGAACTAATGCAAGCCATTGATGACCATTTTCAAAACATAGGAGTATCTGCATTAACAGGATTATCAATGCGTAACTTCAGTGATGACGACTTAGTAGGAATGAGAATAGAATTAACATTCACAATAGGCAGAGCATGTGATTATAAGGAGAGTTTTAATACAGAGATTTAATTATGGCTGAAGGAATTTTAATACCTAAAGGTAATAGTAAAACAATGGGTGCTGGTGAAAAGGCATATCTTGAAAAGAAATTAGGTAAAAACTATTGGACTATACCAGTAAGAGAGAATGTCATTAAGATTGACTTATTTGACCTGCTTAGAGAGTTTGAAACAACATTAACTCAAACCATTCGTGCTATCATGGTAAACCAAGGACTTGATAAGACAAGTGATTTGGTTAAGAGTACTGATGTTGGTTATAAGAATGATATGTTTGAAGTACTGGCATTAGATTATTATCAATATGTATCTAAAGGCAGGAAACCAAAGGCACGCAAAGTTCCAGTGGAAGCATTAATATCGTGGATTAAGGAAAAGAAGATACCATATGCAGGTAGCATTAATAATGCAGCATTTTCTATTCAACAATCAATTTATAGGAAAGGTATTCAAGGTAAACTCTATGAAGAATCTGTGATTGATTTCAGTACGAATACTATTGACGAAGTACTTTCAGGTGCTATGCAATATGGAACATCAAAAGGATTGGTTAGTGAATGGCAAGCCTTTATAGGTAATAAATGGGTTACAGTTGCAACTAAAGTAAAAAACAAATAACAAGATTTTAATTATAAAAACATGGCTATACCATACACAATATGCGTAAATGACGCATCACAGACAACACAGGTTACAATGACAACACCAAGTACTTATAGCACCAGAAGTTATACTATTGGTAGTTGCGAAGTATTGGAGCAAACCAAAAGATTACACTTCACATGCACAGTAGCAAGTGATACAAGTTTTGGTATTCAATATACTTATACAATTAATTATGAAGAGAATTATGTTGATATGGGCACAGATGATAGATTTGCAACAGTAACTATGCCAGCAGGTGCAACAAGTGTTTATGTTGATGTGCTTTGGTATAAACGCACAATATGTAGTGATGGTACTGACCCAGAGGATAGAGATGGTGGTGATTCACTATTACCAGAGCAAAGATAATAAGATTTAATTAAAAACAGAAACTATGTTTTATTTACCAGAAGGTGGCACAACAACAATATACGAGCAGACTTATAGAGACTATACTTTATCTCTACAATTTCGTCCACCATTTTGTGCGCCAGCACCACCAGAATGTACACTTGCAATAACTGGAAACACCACAACTGATGTAAGTATCAGGGGAGAAGATGATGGTAGTATTACTGTTAACTTCAGTGGAAGTACAGGTACAACCTCATGTCGTATTAATGGTGTGCTTGATGGCACAACAGCA